ATTTCAATATTAATATCTGGATTGCAATTTTCTTTTGCTTTCAACTCATCTCTAAAATAAGCATAAGCAAAATCTCTTGATGATGGACTATAACTATCAATATCATCTTGACGATCAACTCCATCAACATCTCCATTTAAACGAAAGTCAAAATGTTTTGTGACATACTTATCATCTTTTTCATCATTATCTCTATGACGATTTTCATGACTATATTCACCATCACCATCAATTTCTATGCCATCTTTCTTCTGCATATAACCAAAATGGAAACAACTATCTTTTGCAATAGTATTTACATTAGGATATTTGTTTTGAAGATAATGTGCCATGTCCACGTCTTTTTTTGGATATTGTCTTTCCACGCATTGTTTTGCTAACTCCCATGTAGCATTTTGTTTATCTAAAAAACTCTCTCTACATTGAAAGAATTTTTCTTTTTCTTGTGTGTGTTCTGCTTCTGCATGAACTCTCCACCGACTACCGATTTTGTTTCTGTACTCTTGATTTAGTCTTATTCTAGCCATTTATTACCTTTCTGTTAATTGTTAAAAACATATTTTTATCACTTGACAAATCTATTGTCAATCATTAAATAGGATAGTAAATGATAGTAGATAGTTTATGGTTTTATTTCTTTTTATTTGTAGCTGGATTTATCTGGTTATATTTAACTGAATAAAACATAGAGCCAATCGGCGCGTGGTGATAAATCAATTTATTGAATTTATGAAACGCGCCCTTGAGCAAATTAAAATGATGTGCCTGCGTTGCCTAATCAGTTAGGGGCAGGCGTAGAACTCTAAGTGTGCCGAGCTGTTTCGGGGCATTCACACTTAGAGTTCAAAATGAATATGAATAAAGCTCAGCTCTCTGCGGTGCACCTATACATTGAGCCGGGGTTTGCTCATATGCGTGCTTAAGTAAGCGCATATGGGTTAATATGAAACTTGAGCCCTGATCCTTGCGCGGATCCGGTTAAAATCCTGTATACTTTGTGCAGGGATCTGGGGTCAAGCAAGATAACCAACGCAAGGAGTTAGGTTAGAAGAGCTTGGCCACTTTAGAATGATTCTAAAGTGGAAAAATTAAAATTTAAAAAAAGCAACAAGCTACAAGCTCCAAGCAACAAGCTTGACAGTGGATCCCGGATCATGTAGGATGAAATTAGAAAGGAATAAATATGTTTGAAAAACCAAAAAAGAAAAAAATAAAATGGCACGACCAGGACATTACGATGCCATTCAATTGTTCTGTGTACCAGGATAAAACAGTTAAGATCGCGAATCGATTCACAGGTGAAGAGACGGAGATGCCGGGCTATGCTGCCAGCGTCTACGATACCATTATTGGAGCTGAACGCTTTGAGGCCTGGGACATTGTCCGGGCTGGCTTAGACTGGTTTAGAAAATACTTTCCAAAACAATATATGGTGGTCCTTGATTAATGAGACTTAATTCAAGACGATCACTACTAAGATATTTTACGATGGCGGATGAAGATCTTCCGCCCTCGTATGTTAAGAAATGCCGGGCCTTCCTGGACTCGATCAGGAGCCGCAAGCCACAAGCTCCAAGGACCAAGCGCCAAGCTTCCGCCACAATTAAATGATAAAACAAAATTATGAAAGTAAGAGACGCCGTTAAGATAACCGGATCGATGACCAGGACCAGCAAAATGCCGGGCCTGTCTTACAGCCTGCCAGCCTGGGAATGCCAAGTAGGCGCCAAGCTCCGGGCCGTGAAGGGCTCAGTCTGTTCTGGATGCTACGCGCTCAAGGGCAACTATACCCGGTATCCTGCCATTAAAGCAGCTCAGTACTACAGGCTTCAGTCCCTGAGAGATCCGCAATGGATCCCGGCCATGGTGGTCCAGATCAAGAGACAAAAATATTTTAGATGGCATGACGCCGGCGACCTTCAGGGCGCCTGGCACCTTAAGAACATCATGGAAGTATGCAAACAAACGCCAAGCACCGAGCACTGGCTGCCAACGCGCGAGGTTAAATATACACGACTCATGGATCCTGCCATAGTTCCAACCAATTTAAAAATTATAATCAGTGATCATATGATCGATCAACAAAGCTCAGTCAAGCACTGGCCATACACGTCAGGCGTGACTACAGCTGGTGACGCAACCTGCCCGGCGCCCAAACAGGGCAACAGCTGCAAAGATTGTAGAGCATGCTGGGACCGTGGTGTAGCCCGGGTGACTTATGGGAAGCACTAACCAAACCCTGAACCAGTTCCTGGTTCAAGGACCAAGCGTCAAGCACCAAGCCTCAAGCGCCAAGCATCAAGCTCCAAGCGTCAAGCCACAAGCTCAAAAGTTTTTTGAATTTCAGACCAATCAGTAGGGGACCATGGGCCATGGCCCATAGCTACAAGCTCTTGAACTTTGTTCCCTGGAACAAGTTTCAAGGCTCTAGGACCAAGGGTCCTGAGCAGGATAAATGTATTCTTTGGATGTGACTTATGGAATGAAATTTGATGTGGAGAAAATCTAACTTTGTTCCCTCGCGTGACTTTTAATTCAACAGTGAAAAAGTGCCCAGAAGTATTATACCCCAATACATCAGGCATCCCAAGTAAGCTAAGGTTTTCAATACGGTTCCAGTAGATGGAACATGTATTTTTCTTAAGATCTTGCCATAATTTTCGTTCAGGTTTAACTGCATTTTTCAAAGTAACTCGTGTTTAAAAATCTAACTTAGTTGGAGCTATAAATCTTTTCACAGTCGTAGGTTTAAACACTAATCTCATTGAGTTCGCCCCAATGATTGTACTCTCTTGGACTTCTATTTTTGTTAGTTCCTCAAGATGTCCACCCACTTGAATAAACACTGAAGCATCGCCTAGGCCTGTGCCGACTTTGCCCTTGTTATCCATAAATTCTGTCATGAAATTCATTAACTCTCGGACACGCATCACATACCACTCTTTCTTAATCTGTCAAGAGAATCTTCAACTTGTTGTGATAATTTTTTATTATCGAGGTGAAGTTCTAACTTCTCCTGCTCGAGAGCAGTTATCTCTCGTCTCAAATCTCCATTCAATTTCTGGTGAGATTCACTAATACTTTCTAATTCTTGTATACGTTCTAACTTCTTCATCATAAGTTCATCTGCCTCTTTCTGTCTATAGTCTCCAGCCAAAGCATTTGCTAATGCTTCTTCAGCTTCAGTTAATTTATCTTTTAATTCAAAATTATCTTTAGTGACATCCCTAATGATAGCCTCATTGCCTTTATTAATAACTTTTAATTCAGTATTTTCAGTACGTAAAGCTCGTAGCTCTTGCTCTAGTCTCTGAAAGGGATTTAACTTTTTTATTTCTGCATTCATCATTGACTTTATATGACAGTTACCTTAAATTGTCAAATATGGGTGTACCAAAAAGATTAACAGAAATGCAAATGAGATTCGCCGAGTATGTAGTATTCGGTGGGCCTGATGGACCGATGACTCAAACAGAGGCAGCGACAGCAGCAGGTTATAGTGCAAAGAGAGCAAGACAGGAAGGGTCAGAACTTATGAATCCTAGACTCAGCCCATTAGTAGCCCAATATGTAGGTAAACTTAAAGAAGAAAGACTTAAGAAATTTGAAGTGTCTTATGAAGGACACATCGCAGAATTAGCTAGACTCAGAGAAGCCGCTTTGAAGAAGGGATCTTTCTCATCTGCAGTAAACGCTGAAGCAAATCGTGGAAAGGCAGCAGGATTATACATAGACAGAAAAATAATAAAACATGGTAAACTAGAAGATATGTCAGAAGAGGAACTAGAAAACAAAATGAAACAAATTTTAGACGATTACGCACCAATTTTAAACGTTACCCCCTCAACTGCATCGTTGGAACAAAAACCATTACAAACCAAAACAAAGAAAGTAAAAAAAGAGTCAAAAAGTATTGTTGCCAATCAGTCATCTACGTCAGCCAAAGACCTAAGTAATGGCAAAACACAGTCAGTAAAAGTAAAGTTATAAGAAGATATATTTTATTTAGATTCCACATTTAATTTTTTTAATTCAGTTATGACCCCTGTAGGGAAGATATTCCTATCTGAATATGCCTCATCCTTCTTGTCATAGCTCGCAAAAGTCCAAATGAATTTCTTAGTACGTTTATAAATATATGCAAACGTAACCATCTTAGAGCATTCGAACTTATCGAACTCATCAGCCGTAGCATGACCTCCATCTGCAGTTATGTCAAGCCAGGAAATCTTATAAAAATAGAATTTCTTCTTGTTTATAACCAGATTCTTATATTTAGATTTTTTACGTTTCTTTGCCATAGTTTGCCTTATTTCTGCCACAATTCACCTTTTCGAGACTTATATATACAATTTATTTTTTTCTACGTCGCGCTAAAAAATTTCAAAAAGGTGTCGAAAAAACATACCAAATCCTCTATTAGTGTTGCTAGACAACAAAAGTAGCCGATTTAGGGGGGTGTCGAAATGGTGTCGAAAGGGTGTCGCAAGGTCTCGAATAGTTACCTTTTGCGACATGGTAATCTGTAGGATAGTGCTCAAGTAGCCCTTTTTTCGACACTTGGACCTGTTTTTCGACACCCTTGCGACACCGTTTCGAGACCCCAAGTGTCGAAAAAGTGTGCCTTATTTCTGCCACATTCTTGCCACATTCTAGCCTCAATGTGTGCTGTAAAATCGTTTGAGCATAGCCAGCTTTTCTGAAGCTGCTGCGCATGCCGCCAGGTGTTTATCTATCTCACCTGTGATATCTGAATGGTCAACCATTACAGAATTAGTCCCTGCACTAGTCAAAAGCATGTCTATTTTTAATAGAGCATCTTCCATTTGACTGGTATATCTTTGGACCATAGTCTTGTAGACTCTTTCCCTCATTTGCTTCCCTCCTTTTCAAATTCTTTGAGTAATTCATTTGTGTCTATATGTTGTTCTTCTTTGTAATCGTTCTTTAATTCGTAGTATTGGTCTAATCTTTTAAGAAATTTATGCTTCCAGTTTCTTAATTCTGAGTCTTGAAATTTAAATTCTTGGTAGTAGCAATCCGGTGTACAAACCATTATAATACCTTGCCTAATTTTAGAATTATATACATAATCATGAGCCATGGCATAGGCTGCTATCTGTAAATAATAATCCTCAATCCATTCCTCTTTCTTGGGTTTGTTGGCTTGCTTGAAATCCGCAATAGTTTCCATATCATTATGCATACAGACTAAATCTGTTGCGCCTGCATAAAGCCCTGGATAGTGTAGCATGACTTCAGAACCATAATATTCTGAGACAGGAGTTAATCCTATGTCAATAATCTTTTGAGCCATCGGTTTAGCTTGAACGCCCACTTCCGTAAGGTCATCGTACCCGATACCCGTGATGTGTTTCTCAATGAACTTGTGCATGCTAGTCCCACGCTTGCTACTAAGATTCTTGATTCGTTCTGCTTCTTCATGACCTACCTTTTGTTTCCAGGCCGTTAAATAAGTCTGATCTTTTGTTTTTGCAAGGATAGATGTGACGCTAGGCAATTTATATCCACCGATATCATAGATCCGTGTTCCATGGTCCGTGAACCGTGTACCTCGGTGATAGTTATATTTCGTATTACGCTTCATCTTTAAACTCCTTTTTAAACCAGTGGGGCCACTTCGTCTTCGCTTCTTCAACGGTACAGACGTAATAGTCTCGGGGATTCACGCCATGACGCATACAGGCATAACCGTCGTTTTCCCAATGCTCGTAGAGTTTACCATCTTTAACATGGTACCAAGTTTCATACTGCGAACTCATTTCCAACCCACCAAATATGCCATGATACAAATCATCATAATAAACAACAAATCCGCTAGTAATGCTTCTGTCTGGGGATCTTTCATTTCCAACCTCCAAA